AACTCATTAGAGGTGTCTAATTTATCCTCAACCTCAACTGTGTAATCCATATTGGCAGCAAACTTTTTGACTTCACCAATTAGACCTTTGTATATTCTAAGCGTATTCAGATTGTAAAGACGGATCTTACCATCCCACATACGAGACTTGTATGCAGGCATGTACTTGTATCCAGGTACATAGAATGAGAAGTGCTCATACAGTTCCTGTGCCGTGCTACGTTCACAATCAACACGGACGAACACCTCATCGTGTGGTTTGATAATTATATCAGACAGCACCATTGCTGAATTTTCGCCATTCAATAGCGTTTCTGATGTTCCATTGTCTGCCATTAACTGCCTTCATTATTTCTTCAACCACATCAACAATCTCTTGCTGATATGACGTTCTAAGGTTCAATTCAATCATGTCGGAATCTGTATCGACGTAAGTATGTATCTCTGATTTCAGAACCGTTTTCAGACATGGTTCTCGTTTGATTTCTGCTAAGTCTTCGGGGTTGTTAAGTTCACCCCGATAGTATTCAGCGAGGGTCTTAGCAAGTTGTTGCTTTTTAATTGTAAGACGACGCAACTTCTGCCGCTCTTTTGTGAGGATGTTAAGCCACTTGGCATGAAGATTAGGTATCTTCAAGCTCTCAGAATCTAAATCAACATTATCCATCTTCACATCTTCGGACCATAGGTCCATGATTTCATCAATATTCATTATCTTTTTCTATTCCTTTCACGCAGTTTTTCACGTTTCTCTTCATCTTCTTGTCGTTCTTGTTCATTTATTTTTTCTACCTTCATTCCGAAATACATACCTAACCCGTATGAAACTATAATCAATATTGCTGACCAAAGTATACTTGTAAGCATTTAATACTCCTAGACTGTTTCGATAGTATAATCCCTATATCTAAACGAGGCTGTTGCTTCTAAGTATTCAATATCAGTAGCAGCAGTGCTGAACTGAAGTTCTGAGATAGACTCTGGAAACATGCCTCTAAACTTTACACGAACATTAGGATTGTATTTACTACTCAAAATAACTAAAGTACCATCGGACAAATTGTTTTGATTGATACTAGCATTTTGAAATCTTCTATACTGTTCAGTTGATTCGGGTGACCCCAAACCTATTAACCAATTGTATAACTCTAGAAAATTTTTCATATCTTCATCCACTCTAAATGTAACATTAAAAGCACCGAATGTCAACTTTTCTCCTGGGAGTGGGTAGTCAATAAGAGGTGTAGGCACATTCACAGCACCACTCAAACTCACATTCGGTAGACTTGCCGTCTGCGAGAAATATGTGACTGTAGGCAATCTGTCCAGAACTAATCTGAAACCAGTTTGACCTAGCATATTTTTATTTGATGGATCTGCCATACCTACCTCCTAACATTCTATTTATACAAAAAAAAGAGGGGAGCAAATGCCCCCCTCCAGTTTCTTGTTGGGTTGTCCCCAATCTTATGATTACATAAGGTTGCTGACACCGACCAAGCGATAGTAGATATTCTTCTTAGCGAAGGCAATAGCACCATCTGCGTTTGATGTAGCAAATGGATTAGCAACCATACCATAACGAGTCTTAAACCCGATTTTTGGTTGGAAGGTGTTCTCGCCAACCGCACGAACCATTTGTAGTGGAACATATGGGCAGTAGAAGATACCAGCATCAAAGGCACTTGAACCTTTGTAACCTAGTGTGAAATACTGCTTGCCTGAAGCACTTGCAAAGTATGGGTCGATGTAGACACGAATACGACCGTTTAGGACACCAGCGAAGGTGTTGCCTGTGTCATCAACGTTTAGGTTGTTGCTAAGAGCAGGTGTGTAATCTAGAACACCAGCCATCTGAAGAGCAGAAGCAACGTCTGAAGAACAGATCATTACGTTACCCTTACCACGCCGAGTTGCTTTAGCAATAGCATTTGCTTCACGCTCGATCTGAAAGATCATGCCTTTGAAACGCTCAACACTCCAACGACCATTGGCATCGACATCAAGGTCGAAAGTACCAGATGTTGTTACGTTGTCTTGTGCACCAGCAGTAGCGGTGTAGTTGACTGTACGAACAACTTCACGGTTGATTTCAGCAAGAATTTCTGCTGATAGGATGTTTGCTAGTTCTGTTTCAGCGTCAAGACCGTGAATTGCTTTAAGGTCTTGTGCTAGTTCCATTGTGTACTCTGCTTTTAGAGCCCGTGAAACTGCTGTGACAGAAACTTTCTCGACACTGAATGCCATCTCTTGGAATGCATTCTGACCGACATCGCCAAGTTTTTCAGAGTCGGCAGTTGACATACCAGTACCAACTGTATAACCTGAACCAGATGCACGAGCAGTTGGATCGTTACCAGCTTGAGCGGCAGAACCATCGATGCTGCTGGCAGCAAGTGAAGCAGTGTTACCAGAAGCAGAAGCAGAGAATGTGCTTGGTGCTTCGTTGAATAGTGCTTCTGTACCAGCTTGTGAGTCGAAACGTGACCGCATTGCGAAGATAAGACCAGTTGGACCAGTCATTGGCTGGACACCGGCAATATCGTATGCAATCATGTTTGGCATTGAGCGACGAACGAGTGAGATAAGCACTGGATCGAAGATGTCGATTGAACCATCACCAGCAGTAGACGAGGATGCACCCATTGCGTTGGTTGGTGCTGCTTCGCCCAATAGTGAAGGCATGTGATAACCACCAGAACCCATGGAAGCTTCTTTAGCAGCCTTTTCCTGGTTTTCTAGTAGAGTGGCAGTTACAGAACGACGATGAACATCTTTGATCTCTGGAAGATCGGCATGTTCAAGAACTGGTTGCCACTTGTTGATTAAACTTTCGGAAAGCATAGATAATACTCCTTTTACGCTTGTTTATAGATTTATTTATAATAATTATTTCTTGACAGTTCTAGAAATTGCGCTCATATACTGTGCCATTTCACCAGTTACCTTTGGTGCGGATGCTTCTTCTTCAAGAGGCTCATCCTCATCAAAAATAGTTTCATTCTGTACTTCTTCGTCAATACTTGAATCAAAGTATGTGTCTTTGATCATCTCTAATTTTTCTTTGAAATCTTCTTCAGAAATAAAGTCAACACCCTCAGCAAGACTTTTTAGTTTCTCGACTTGTGAAACTGTAAGGTCTTCTGAGATATCAGCAACAATAGAACCACGATGTAACTCTTCCACTGACTGTGAAAGTTCAATATTCTTCTGTAGTTCTTTGTTGAGTTCTTCTTCTAGTGAATCAACCTTATCGGAAAGTTCACCAAGAACATCTGCTTTTTCTTCTGGCATGTCGATATAACTTGCTTCGAAGAGTGACTTTAGACCGCCCATAAACTCTTCAGCGATTTCGGTACGAATACCATTCTCGACTGCTAGACGGTTGTTGTCCATCCACTGCTCAACGACATAATCGAGGTAACTGTCAATTTTCTCGACCATCTCTTCTTTGAGTTCATCGTCTTCAAGACTTTTAGCAGTCTGAACATTCTCAATCATATCACCCATTGCTTCGTTGATTTTAGAAACAACGACGGCTTCAAAGATTGTTGTTGCTTTTTCTTTGAACTCTTCTGACAACTCTTCGTCACCGAATAGTGCGGCAACATCATCAGTGAGGTCAATATCTTCAGCAGAAATGTGAGGTGTTTCTGAGATTTCTTCTGCCTCTTCTGAAGCATCTAAATCTTCATACATCTCTCCCATTTTATTGTATGCAGCGGAGAGATCTGATTTCTTCATCTCGCCGAACTTTTTCATCATGGCATTAAGCATACCCATTTTGGTTTGTGGTGCTTTGTCGCCTTGTGACTTGCTGCCTGGGAGTGGTTTGGCTTTAGCGGCGGTTGGCTCAGGTACTTCTGAGGGATCGCCCATAGATGCCTTAAACTCCTGTAGATCAGCAGCGTCTTCAAGAACTTCTTGATTTTCATCTGACATAATACGCTCCTTTACTGTTAGTTTATAATTTATTTATAATAATTATTTATTTACGAATTTATTACAGTCTCTTTAGGAAATTCTCAAAAACCTGTAACTTAACTTGCTCCAAATCTGCTTTACTAGCAGCATGAACCTCTTGTTGTGCTTGCTCAACAAAATGCTCGACCCACTTACCACCTTCATAAACCCATTCAACACCCTCCATGATACCTTCTACGAAAGCATCAGGTGCTGAAGGATCAGCAACAATGTCAGCAGCAGTGGCTAGGTAGAAGTCACCTTGTACCTCATTCACGCCATTTTTGCTTTTGAGACTACCCATTCCTCTTGAAGAGACACCAAGAGAAGCGCCTTCTTTGATGAGGTTTTTGACAATGTTTCCATATGGTGAATCCATGATTTTTGCTTTACCCATGAAGTTGTCACCTTCTCTGGTAAGAGACTTAATCATATGAGATACACGCTCAAGATTGATTGTTGGACCCTGTGGATGACCCAACTCACCAAACGCACGATTCTTTTCGACATACTCTTTGTTGTAACGCTCTACTTCTCTCTCTAAAATATCTGTAGGGTACATGCGACCGTTACGGTTCTTTTGATTTGCTTGCATGAAGATGCCCTCAATGAAAAACTCTTTTTCTCCATCGGCATTTGCTTCTGCGATATATTCAAGATTTTCATATACCTCTTTGATGAGTTTCATCTTACTCTCCTGATGCCTTATGCATCTTTACGATAATAGTTCCTGTACCACCACTTAAAGTGCAATTTAAATTAGCAGTCAAATCACCCTGTGATACTTCTAATTTAATACCATTTCCTTGATAATCATGATGACCATTACCACCTAATTCTAACATAGTGTTGGCACCTCTTTTTACGGTCCATCTGTTACCAGATGCAATACTCCACATGACTTCGGAAATTCTCATCTCAGATACGGTTTCACCAGCAGAATTTGCTGCTGGTAAGGTAGCATGATTCAATTTGAAACCATCATCATCCGTCGCACGCAATACGACATAACCACCAGGTTTATTTGATTTTGTTGTAATGGGCATTATGCAGTCCTCTTAGCAAACGTGAGCATTGTTTTATAGGAACTCTGGTCTTTCATCATCTCAGATTCCATACGCTTACGATTTTCTGGATTCAACTCTTTAAGAACGTCATTGAACATCTTTGCTTCAGCAGGGCTGACCTTGACTGACCTACCATCCTTCAACTTCATCATACCAGCCTTGACTGCCTCATCAAGTTCGACTTCTTCTTTGACAGTCTCTACCTTCATATCACCCTGTGACTTATCCCCCTTGCGAGCAGGAGTCTTGCCAATCTTATCACGGAACTGAGCAAACTTGGTATCACCAGTTGTACCTTGCTTGACTGGTTTGTCTTCGCCTTCAGCATTATCTGATTCAGCGCCAGTGTGGTTCACATGGTCCTTGTCAGATTTAAACTGATTGTCACCAGCAACAGGATGAGCAATGGAAACTGCTGTATGAAGATCAACAAACTCAGCCTCGCCGTCAGCACGAGGTGCCAACTCCTCTTCGCTGTCATCATCATCTAAGATGTACTCATCAGCATCTGCTTCGCTGATTACTCTGATAGATTTAAAATTATTCATCGTCTGTCTCTTCTGGTGTTGTGAACAATGTTGATGCAATACTCATTTTCTCAGCGTCGATTCTATCGTTTGCTTTCTGTAATAACACATCAGCAACGGTTTCCCGAAACTTAACTGTGTCGTTAGTAGCAATATAATCAACAGCGTCTGACAATTTTGCTTCAATATCCATTTTATTGCACTCCTTTTATGTTATTTATAATATTTTTTATATGAAAAACGGTAGTTTATAATCTGTACCACTAATGTTGATTACGATATGCCCATCAGGTGATGCTACGACAGAATCTTCTGGAGCAGTTGAACCCAACGTCTGTGAAACAACAGACGTGTTACCTGAGTAAGCAGTCATGTCACCAGACGATACACTACCGGAGTTGTTAGCAACTGCTGCCATATATGGGATTTTATAGTCAACGCCGTTTACATTGATTACTAAATGACCGATTGGATTTGCAGCAATAGCATCATCAGGTGAAAGACTGCCCAATGATTGAACGACACCTGCGCTAGAGGTGTTGCCGCTGTTTACGGTTACGGTATGACTTGAATTCGTTACAGTGCTGAATGATAGATTACCGCTACCATCAGTCTTTAAGACCTGACCTTGTGTGCCATCAGCATGTGGAAAGGAATATGCGCTGTTCACAGACAGCGTTGAGGGGTTAGACCCAATCTCTAAGATTGATGTGCCGTTTGAGGTGTATAGTCTTTTGTCAGGTATGTTTAAGGCTAATTCACCAGTATCTAGACCAGATGTCGTCGGAACTCTTCCAGACACACTGGTCCGTTTAATTTTAATAACAGATGCCATAATAATAACTCCTATGTAGGAAGTAAGGAAGAGCAGGGGTCAACCCCCTGCCTCCTGTCGTCTAAGTCTATATAGACTTTATTCAATATTTATTTATAAGATTATGAAATAGTAATTGTATTGGCAATAAATGATGGATTTGTGGTAATAATAAGTGTTTCACTACCCTCAGAGATACCATCTGATAAAATTTCAAACTTCAAATTTGCTTGTGCGTTATTAGCACTCATCAGAAGTGTGTTGAATCTATTACCATTTAACGAACCTGTGCCAACCCAACCTCTGTTATGAGTACCAACAGTTGAAGTGATATCATATAAATATTCGTCAGGATTCATCCATCTCCAAGTATGATAAGAACCTGAAGCATAGAATGGAGTTACACCAGTTGATGAAAAATCAATAGTGGTGTTTGAAGAATCAACTAGAGCACCATCAATATAAAGTCTAACCTCACCTCCATCAAGATCTGTATATAACCCTACTGTTGAAAAATTACCAGGACCACCAGATTCATTACCCTCATGAATTCTAAAAGCTCCATCTCCACTAAGACCAGTATCCCAAGTGCCAATAACATTATAATTATCAGTTGATGAACCAGCAGTATTTGCGTGTCTCCAGTTACCATCACTTGTTGTAATAAAACCACCACCAGAAGTATCTGATATAACTGCTGCATTAGGAGCAATCCAGCCAAACCACTGTTTGTAACTATCTGCACCAGCAAGACTGGTTGTATTTTCAATTACTTGAAGTTCAACATACCACTTTCCAGAAGTTACCTGCTCACCATATTTTGCAGGATAAAAACGATGCACCTCACCATGTGTGGCTTCGTTCCCATCTCTAGTCAGATTGTCTTTCTTTGCACCATTATCTGAAATTAGTGAAATATCTTCGGATAATAAATCGCTTGTAAGAATCTCTGGTCTTTGTTCAATAATACGGAAGTCCGTATTACTCACTGTACCACTAATAGTAAACGGCACGATTGCGCCATTTGCAAGTTTAGTACCTGCAAATGCTACTGAAATAGTATCGCCTTCACTTGCTGTAGAGGATGAAAGTGAAAGATTGTAAATAGGATCAAAAGTATTACCATCACGGACAGCAAATGCTGAAGTGATAAAAGCGTTTGTGTTTGCTACTGCATCGTTAAATGTTGTAGCATCTACTCTAGAATTCCATAGACTACCACCTACAAATGAAGTGGCATTTGCATAGAATGCTACAGATGTGACGACTTTTTGTTCTAATTGTCTGTCACCAAATTCGTCAGACGTTTTTTGTAATTCGTTAGCCCCATCAAACATAGTAAAGACAGAAGACGAATCGCCAGCATGTAACCGCTGGTCTGCGGTATTGATGGCCAATTCGCCTTCTTCTAATGAAGATGGAACAGCACCAGGAGTAGAAGATCTCTTTAATTTAATTATCGATGCCATGTTTATCTCCTAATTAAAATGTACCGCCATCAGCAACTGCTGCTTCGGCGGCAATAAATGCATTGGTATTTGCTAATACTGCATTAAATGTAGCAGCAGTTACCTTTGCTGTCAAGAGACTATTATCGACAACTGAGTTTGCAAACCCAGTAACACTAGTAACAACTAAAGAACCTGGAGTCAAGTCTTCGACTGCTGTTTGCCCTACCGATACGGCTTTTGCCCCACCAGTATGAATTTGGAATACAGCAGTGCTGTTTGCAGAATATAATTTTTGATCTGCTGTGTTAAGCGCAATTTCACCTTCTGCAATTTGAGAAGTCGTTGGAACTGCACCAACAGTACTAGATCGTTTTAGTTTAATAACAGATGCCATAGTCAACCCCCTTTCTAAATTCTACATAGATTGTTGGGGAGCCGAAGCCCCCCAACGCTTAGTCATTGTAGATTAGAAAGAACCACCATCAACAATGGCGTCTAACTGACCGATGGCATAACCAGTACCACTCGTGTCAACCGTTACAGTTGGGTCTGCCTGTAAGTCTTTAAAGACTTTGAAGACACCATCTGTAGCATCACGGAAGATACCAGCATACTTAGCAGTTGAACCTTCGTCATACAAGGCATAGAAACCAGTATCAACAGCATCTGTTTGGTTATTGGATGCCAACTTGATTAATGGATCCATAACTTCTAGAGTTGTTGTTGAAATGTAGGTCACTTCACCTTCAACGGTTAGGTTACCATCGATGTGTGTGTTACCAGCGACTGACAAGTTTGTGCTGATAGTTGCACGACCTGTGTGAGCAAGTAAACCAGATGACTCTGGATTTGCCTTAGTTAGAAAATCACCGCTAAGAGTAGTGCTTAGATTGCTAATGCGAGTGTTAGTATTAGCAAGTGCGGCACGCTCAGAAGCAATTTGAGTGTCCAAGTTGCCTTGTGTAGCAGCAATGTAAGCATTGGTATTAGCAAGGTTTGAAGCCTGTTTTGCTTCTTGTGTATCCAAAGCACTTTGTGTATTGGTATTCAACAAACGAATTGCTGTATTAGTAGCAGTCAAGTTAGTATTCAACTGAGCAATTGCCAAGTTAGTATTAGCAAGAGCAGCACCTGACGAAATAGAATTTTGTACTGAAGTAATAAAAGCATTAGTGTTAGCCAAATCACTTGCTTGCTTTGCTTCTTGTGTATCCAAAGCACTTTGTGTATTGGTATTCAACAAACGAATTGCTGTGTTGGTTGCTGTCAAATTAGTATTGACAAGATCAACACGAGCAGCTTGTGTGGCAATATCACTGGCATTGGTTGTTGTCAATGCACGAATAGCAGTGTTAGTAGCAGTCAAATTAGTATTGACAAGATCAACACGAGCAGTCTGCGTTGCAATATCAGTATCATTAGAAGTAATTAATGAACGAATTGCTGTGTTGGTTGCTGTCAAGTTAGTATTCAACTGAGCAATTGCCAAGTTGGTATTACCAAGACCACCACCTGCTGAAGATTGAACACTAGCAATGAAAGCATTTGTGTTAGCAAGGTTTGAAGCCTGTTTTGCTTCTTGAGTATCAAGAGCAGACTGAACAGAAGCAATAGCTGCGTTTGTGTTAGCAAGAGCTGCTTCACCGATACGGACAACAGCACCACCAGCTTGCTTAGAATAGATTACACGGTCTGCAAGGTTAATTGCAACCTCACCGACCTCAAGATCTGAACCAGCAGGAACTGCACCGGCACTACTGGACCGTTTAAGTTTAATTACGGAAGCCATTTTTAATATTCTCCTATAGGATTAATTTATTTTTTAGAAATAGGTGGAAGACCACCTCGGATAACTAGTTTCCCCAGAGGGGTCGTGGTTGGTTTATCCTCATTCTGAAGAGGATGAACCTCATCATTGATATTTTCAACCGGATTCATATCGTAAATTTCACCATCATAATCACTTTTACCACCGAAAAGACCACCGAACATATTAGTAAATTTAGTGTTCTGTTTATTCTTCTCTGTGAATTTTTTATCTAGATAAGATAACCTATCTTGGATTACTTTATTTAGTTTTTCAAGTTCTTTAACTCTTTCATTTAAATAGGTATTTTGAGACTCTAATACTAAATTTTTTTTAATAATTTCGTTTATATATTCTTGTTGTTTATCTATATAGGTGTTGATAACATCTAATTTTTTACCATCAATCTCTTCCATGTTACTAAAAATCTCCGCCATCTAAAACATTTACACCAAAGGTTGGTGTGCCGTTTGCAGCAATTTGAAGGATGTTACCATTTGCACCAGAGGCAAATCCCATTGTTGTAGTATTTGCACCAAATAGAACGCCATCTTTCGTTAATGAACTGACACCTGTACCACCTTGCTCTACGCCGAGAACGGTTGATAGAATGAGTGTGGTGATTGAAGTATTGCCAGTGAAGGTCTGGTTGAAGTTGTTAGCAGAACCACCACCAACACCAAACGAACCAGTATACCTTGCTCCACTTATATATACAGATTTACCAGTGAAGCTTATACCATTTGGTAGATTGTCACCGATAAAATGTAGAACGCCACTCTGATAATCAAAGAACCATTCGTCGTTGTTACCAGATCCAACACCAAAAACTTGGTCACCACCACTAGCACCAGAAGCATCACTACTAGTATGTATATAAACTTTCACACCGTATGTGGCACCAATCTCTGTAGGAATCCAATCTGTTGAACCTGTTTTCCATGTCCTGTTCGCTGTTGCTGTACCATCAGCAGTACACTCGACTGGAGCAGATGTCGGATAAACTGTGACCACACCAGACGATGATCCTGGCATGACTGAAGGAATAGAACCAGAGTTTTTCCAAACACGGTCGCCACGAAGCAATAACGGACTTGCGATTGATTCGTTTGGTGCTTTCTTGTTAGCATTCGTATCTGTCTTCGTTAGACCATATCCAATCTTTTTGAATAAGTAGTCTAACTTTTGTGCGTCAGAGATAGCCATTTAACTTGCGACTCCTACGCTTAGTGCTGTTACTGATTGACCGCTTGCTAAAGCGATTCTAACCAAGACCACGTTACCTGTAGAATTGGACATATTTTCGCTTCCTAGTGTTAGGGTCTTAGACCCGCTTAGACTTGTACCTGTTAGGATTCTATCACCATTTGTGAAAGCACAACCATCAGAACCATTACCGCCATTCCCTGTATCGCTACCAGGAACACCTGCGCCAGCATATGTTACGCTTGTATCCAACCAACCGTTTAGTCCACTTGATGTATCCGTACCAGAACCAGGAGCAGCAATCCAACAACCTGAGATACCAGATGAACTGGTAATACTTAGGTCGAAGTTAGCAACCGCAACTCTACGGAAGGCAAACGTAAAATATTGTGTGCCAGTGTCACCGCTGCGATCTGGACCAACAGGTAGATATCCAGAACTATAGTCAGTAACATCGTGTTTTAGAACGCCTAGACGAATCGTTGCTTCTTTTGTACCAGACACACCTGGATCAGTTGACTCGCTATATAGACTGTTTGTATAGAAGTTTGTTGAACCTGTGAAAGATGGTGTGTCTGTTGTATCACCACTGAAGTTAAATACACGCACACCATCATCGTCATGTGTTGCCCCTAAAGAATCAGCAACAGGAATAGCCTGCTCAATAATACCAGATTGCCCGGCGGTATGTACCTGAATCTTGCCTGGGATTGAAGTGTAGGAACTTGTGCCATTGACGTTCTTTACTCTTATCTTAGCGGTGTCAATGGTTCTTACACTTGAAGATGTAAGTGGAATAGTAAGCGCACCAATTGCATAAGCAGAACCAACACCTGTGTTGACGATTGGAGTTCCACTTGATAGCATTGATGATGCACCATCGATATCTGAGTAAGAATAATCTTGACCAGTAAATGCAGAAGATGACGTGCCTTCTTCATTAGTATCAGTATCGATTTCTACAATGTTTGTTTGATTAGTATAAGATTGACCAACAAGATTATTTACTGTTGCTCCAGACAACGTAAGTGTTGGTGAACCTGTGTTGTAGTAAGGAATACCAGAGACATATCGTTTGCTGCCAGCCGAACCTTCAGCAAGTGT